GGGTTCACAAGTGAATGCGCGTGGCTGGCGTCAGTGAGCGCCTCGCCTTTCGTCACTCCTCCGACCGATCCTCGCGCGTTGCGCGAAGGACGTCCGAAAGACTGACGTAGCGGGACTCCACTACGCTTCTTGTTGACTGTGCGTCTAACCATCTTGGTATGGCGAATGCGAGCAGTACCACAAGGCTGACAAGGACTAGGAAGCTGGTGTCGTAGTCGACGGTTGTGCCGGAGTGTGTTTGTGCCGTCGTTCTGTTCTCTCTCTACTGTTCTTTTGCGATCGTTAGGATATCCGTAAATGGTTCGTGAATATCCCATGAGGCCAACGGTGTTTCATACCGAAGGGTGATACCGTCATAGAATTCCTCAAGCGCGACCTGCTCATCCGGCGTGATGTTAAACGCCATGAAGTAGCTGGCCCGCGCTTCGGGAGCAACGGCTCGACGTCCCCCCTCCATGCCCCTGGCCAAGTAATCCATCCCCGTTTCGAGTCCGCGCTCGACTTCCACGCCTTTGACATCCAGCATGCTGTAGAAAGCCCCATAGACCGGAATGTTGCCGGCGAGAGCTAACCCACACTGGGATATCGCTTTGCGCTGAAGGAGCCACGTCCTCTCATCGGGGATGGGCTTGACACTGATGTTGTCCTTGTCGAGTGTTACTCGGGGATCTCGCACCATCACCCAACGTTCGCCATCAAAGACTGGCTGGGCTTGGCAGAACGAGATCTTCTCGAACTTGTCAGTGTATCCGTCGAGCTTCATGGTGAAGCCACACTTGCGGAACCACTCCTTGTAAGTGGATTTCAGGGTTTGGAAATGACGCCTCTCGAGTATCACCACACAATCGTCGCCGTCATTGATAAGACGGAAGGCTTTGCCGGCTATTTCCCGGAGATAGGTCCACATCAAGGCGCACATGAGCAACACGTTTCCGAGGGCAGTATTCATGTCCCCAGAAGCGCGTCGTCCACGCACGCGGTACTTGACGGAACCGTCCGCGCAGTAGATGAATCCGCGGTTGTCCAGTTGCCAGGCGAGTAGCCTCTGTAGCTCAGGGTCGTTCATGAAGAGAGCATTGTAGACGCTGTGCTCCCAGCCGAGCGCGTCCTCAGACACATGCTGATCAAATCGGCGTGCATCTAGCAAGACGGCGACTGGGTCGTCCATCGAATCCCACGCCTCTTTAAGCATGGCGGCTCTCTGTATCGCGTTCTTCCCCTTAGCGACGGTTGGTGCCCCAAAAATCACGTCGATCGCGTGATACAGGGTGTGCTCTATCGGTTTTATGTATTGTCCAACACGAACGTTGTAGCGCGCGCTGCGAGGTTGGATGACCCTGGGTGCTGGGTCGCCCTTTTCAGTGATGTTCGTCTTCTCCGGTTTAACAAACGAAGACAGAAAAGCATCCTTCCGCTCAACCTGGGTCACGTCCAGGCTCTCAGCAGCAGACTCGTACACACGACGTTTGCGGCCCTTATAGCAATCCAAGAACTCATCTCTGGAGATAGGGGCGGTCGTAGGCGCTATGCGCTTGAGTCTGCGTCGAAATTTTCGCAGAAGGCGTCGGAGGGAGCCGGGGGCTGGCTGGGGGGGTGGTTCAAACTTCCCCTCCCTCTCCACATAGAAGATCCTCTCCATCACTGCTCGCGTGGCATTGGCTACGTTAGCGTTGTGAACTCCGTAGCGGTTCGCTGCCCCGATTCTAGCAAACGAAACCACTCTACGGACTTTGGGTGTCCCTGGGGTTTGAGTCACACGGCACCAGCCTCCTTTCAACCGACCAGGCCGTAGCTTGGTACAGGTGTTGAGCCCGTGTGACACCCCAGGGCCCCGCTAACAGTTCCCTCGGCCCATCGCGGTGTTGAGCCAGCGCTTAAAGCGCCAGCTCAAGACCGGATGGTCGAGGGCCTCCGCCACGAGTATATCCTTGTCACAGGGGACAAAGATTGCTGCTACGACGGTGGTTCTGATAGCGGCCTGGTCGCACTTCCGCACGGTAGCCTTCTCCATGCACTGCACCACGAATCGGGTGACAGCGAGGAAGTTGGCTGGGGTGCGGCTGGGAGTTCCAAAGCGATTCTTGCCTTCGATGATGAACTCCCGGACCAGGGCCCCTTTTCGCCTCCTACGGCGATGGGCGGGTGCTGCCCCATTTTGGGAGGGTTCCTCGGTAGGTCCCTCCGCAGGTTCTTCCGGTTGCACCGGCTCAGCCGGTTTGGCCGGATCCTCCTCCACCTCAGGGAAGTTTCTCTGCATGACAACCTCGTCGTCACCGCCCTCTAGCCAAGTGGGCGGCAATTCGGGGGCAGCCCCAGCTTCGTTCACACTGGGGTCTTCCGCCACTGCCGTTGGT